CACAATCTTTGTGTTGTTTTCCCCATCCATAATAGAAACAGTTGAACAAAAATCATGTATTTTAGTTCTTATTGTGTCTACTGAACTTTCATCTGAAACGTTTATAAAGATATGAGGATTGTTCTTCATTAGAATTTTAGCCATGCTTGTTTTACCAGATCCTGGGGATCCTGACAATAAAACATTCTGTTGTAATCCCCCTTCAAAAGAACTTTTAATTCTTTTTGGAAGTATCATGTGTTTAAGATCTTTAGGTCTTAATTTTTCAGTTAATAGTTCTTGTATCATTTTATTCTTTCTAATTTTTTTTAATTATTTACATAAGTTTATCATATCATCTGCTAAATCCTTATCATTTCTAATCTCTACAAATCTTGGTAAGAAAAGAGACCAATTTCCATTCTTATCATTTATAACAACATTATATTGGACAGAACATATTTTACCAATGTGTGAGTCTGCTTGAGCACTTAATGTTTTAAGATCTTCATCAGTAAATCCAGATCCGATTTTAACTTTTAATTGTCCAGATCTGTCTTCACAAATAAATCCCCCGATGAAGCCTTCTCTCTTACCTTCTCCTGGGTACCAACCTTTAATAACTAAATCACACTCATTAACCTCTTTTAGTTTTATCCAGCTTTTAGATCTTTTACATTCATAAACATGGTTGGGATTCTTAAGAATAACCCCTTCACCACCTTTATCAACCACTTTTTTATAATATGAATATAAATCTTCTTTTTCTTTTGTTATAAAAGATTCTGCTAAAGTTAAATGTCTAGAGTTGTGATTTTTAAATACCACTTCTAATGTTTCTCTTCTTATCAAAAAAGGTATTACACCTTTACCTTTTTTTAGTGTGTCTCCGTCTTCTAAATCAAAGATATTAAATATTAAATCGTCTCCTATTGTTTCAGCTGGTTTCCCTTTAAGCATTTGATTTACTTTACCTGAAACACTCTTTCTGTTTATATCAGTAAGTTCACCATCAAAAAACCAATCCCCCATAAGATTAGAATTACCAAATATCTCTAGACATTCATCTGATATTTTTTTAAGATACTGATTTGGTATTTCGTTGAAAGCTCTTGTAAAAAATTTAACCTCACCGGAAGATACAAAAGCTATAACCCTAACACCATCGTATTTTTCTTCACAGATTATTTTTTCCCATTTGTTTATTTCGTTCTCGTCATCTTCTGCTAGCATAAGACTTGGATCGGGAATAACATCTTTTCCGAAAGCTTTATTTATTAATTTTGCACCTATACCGATATTAAGTCTTTTAGTTAAAACTTTACCTAGCATCTTCCTATGTTCGTAAGGAAGATTAGAACAATTTACTATTTCAAAGGCTTCTTCTCTGAATTTATCGTTTGGCGCAGGAGCTAAAAATAATCTTCCAGTTAAATCCTTAAATTTTTCAAAAATATCATAATCTATTTGATATGGAGATTTTTCTAAAACCTCTAGCTTATGGAGCTTAGTAGTCAAAAAGGGATCTAAAGCTACCTTTAAAAGATATTCTAATACTGCGGAATAATTGTTCTTAATTAATTCCTGTTTTGTTTTTTGTGACCCTTCTCCAGTAGATGATTCTATCTGAAGTAGAATAGAAAGTTCTTTTTCCATTTATAAAGTGTTTTTGCAAATGTAGAATTTTATACTAGATAAAAAAAATGTTTTCTACACTATTTTATACTTTATTGAAAATAGTTAGTTTCTATTATTTAAAATTGATTTATGCTGGAGTTTCTTCTGCTGTTTCTGCTTCACCACTCTCTGCTTCACCACCACCTTCTGGGGCTGCTTCTTGTTCTTCACCTCTTTCTTTTGCCTTTTCTATATAGCTTTTATTCATCTGAATATCGTCATTATTAATACCAGAATATCTTTCTATTAAAAAGTCCTGATTGAAATATTGAACCTCTTCATCGTTTACAGTTTCTTTAATCTCTCCCAATGCAGCAATAAAATCTATTTTTTTCAATAGCTGCTCTATTTCCCTAGATTCTCCAAAAGAGTTATCACTTTCGAATTTTACACCTATTTGGCTTCTAAATTCTGAATCATTTTTAAGATCTGGAAATTCTAGACACATCTGAATCCAAAGAGGCTTAACCATTATTTCTTGAAATATGGATCTTAATCTGGTAATAAATTTAGAAAATCTAACCTCATCTCTTTCTGCACCATCTGCAGCAGTTTTAAAAGTATTACCAGATCCTGTTCCTAATCTTGCTGAAAATCTATTGTATGGTATTTTAGAATCCTGTCTTAGTTTATTATAAAAATAAACAACAGAATCCATTACATTAAGATTTGGACCCTGTGCATTTATAGTTTCAACTTTTGTAGATTGTCCGCCTTGTTCAGGGAACAAGTAATTTTTATAAAATTGAAGATCTGGTCTTCCGTTTATAGCTAGTTCCCCCGATGTTGTATCTAATTTTATATCCTCCTTATATGAAGTCATTAACTCACCTAATGTTTCTTTTGCTTTCTGAGGTGATTTACTTCCTATAGGAACTGTCATTTTAATTCTATACTGAGCATTCATTACATTCCATATAATTCTGGAATGTTCCATTATTTTAAGAAGATTATAGGATCTAATTAATCTTTCTGAATATGATGTTCTAGAAACAGAATTTGCTTTAGCATAGGATATGTAAATGATTTGAGCATCTAAAAGTTTTCTTTGTCTTGTTGTTTCTCCGTAATATTGCCACCAGATAGTTTCTTTAGTTCCGTCTGCATTTTTTTCTACTGCAGGTGTTAAACTTATAGCATCTAATTCTTTAAAACCAACTATTTCTTTTCCGTCATTTGAATAAACTATTTCAAAAGCCAAAAATCCTTCAACCATTAATTGTCTGAAATATTGCCATGCTGTTAGCCCATTTGCAAAATTATGTAGAACATAAAGTTTTCTAAAATTAGATCTTAATGAGTTTACTACTTTTTCGTCCAGATCCATGCTTATCATGGACGGATGACAAAAGAAATTCTTTTCATCATAAACTATTGCCTCATCACATATTGTGTCTAAGATGTATTCTATTTCAGCATTTAATGCGAATGTTCTTAAAAAGTCTCTTTTAAATGGATAATCCTTATCAAAATATGCAATATACTTTCTTACACTAGTATCTTGTGCAGCTATACTATAAATAAAGTCTTCATCATCCTGTGAGAATCCAAATCTTTCTCTCATATTTGCTTCGGTGATACCAATAGCCATAGAGTCTTGGATTACCATATCTTTGTAATCCATACCGAAAGATCCTAATCCACTAATAGATTTTATTATTCTGGAAATATTAGGATTAAACCTTTGTAAATTATCTATAAATCCTGCCATTTTTTAAAGTTTAAATTCTTCTTCCCCTTCTTTCTTTTCACCTTCTTCTTTTCCCCCTTCTTTCTCTTTTTTCTGCTCTGCTTCTTTTTTCTTAAATTTTTGATTATCCATTCTATCTTGACTTGTCATTCCTAACCACCGATCAACTATAAAATCTAAATCAAAATATGATTTCCCCTCTGTGTTCTTTAATCCTAGTATTTTTATAACCTGATCTTTTCTTGCAGTCATTACCTCCATCTCTTTTGCTTCTCTAAACATGTTTTCTTTTACATAGTCTAGACCAAATTCAGATTTTATTATGTAGTCATTTTTAAGCTGTGGAAAATCTAAACAGAATTGTACCCATAAAGGTTTGGTTAAAATCTCCTGGTATATAGATCTAAGCCTATTAATAAATTTACCAAATCTTATTTCCTCTTGATCTAATCCTTCTGCTGCAAAAGATACAGTTCCTTCTGATCCTGATTCTTCTCTTCCAAATCTACTTGATGGAATTTTTGAATCCATCCTTAATTTATTAGCAAAATATTGAAGAGCTTTAGTGTCTGAAAATGCTGTTGCATCACCACCTCCAGCTAATGGTTGTATATCTGGTGTTCCGTTAGGTGAAGAAGGCATTAAATAATTCTTGAAAAATTGTATCTTAGGTTTTCCGTCTACAGTAAGTTCTCCGCTATCTGTGTTTAGTCTTATATCCTCTTTGTATATTGACATAAGCTCCCCTAATGTTTGTTTTGCTTTTTGTGGGGATTTAGTTCCAATAGGAACAGTCATTGCCATCCTGAAAGATGAATTCATAACGTTCCAAATGATTCTTGTGTGCTCCATTATTCTTAGAAGATTAAAAGAGCGAATCATTCTTTCACAATAGCTTATTCTGGAAGAAGTTCCTCCACCTTTAGCATAACTTAAGTAAATTATTTGAGAATCATATAGCTTTCTTGTTAGAGAAGG